TTGCTGTTGGCAAACCTGGGATGAATGATGCTGCTGTGTATGGTCAAGTCATCTGCAAAGTTCCTGCTCCTGAGTTGGTTGAGGGTGGTTACATTGTGCCTCCTAAAGTTATCGTCAAGCAACTGCAGATGGTGACTGGCAAGCAGACCAACTTCGATCGAGATTCTGAGAATCTGCTGGAAACCATTGATGAGAACAAGGTCGGCAAGATTCTGATTTGTGCTAAGGCAACCAAGCAAATCGTCTCTCTGGTGACTGAAACTGATTTCTGTTTCCAGTTGGAATGCCGCGGTTATTCCTGGATGTATATTACTGCCAAGACGGGTGCAGTTATTGATGGCAAGAAGGTGAACCGTGAGGTATTCTTTGATACCTTGAGTGCTTGGGGTAAGGATAACACCAAGAAGTTTGTAGTTCTTCATCACTCCATTCTTGCGGAAGGTATCAACGTGTCTGGTCTGGAAGCAGTGCTGTTCCTGCGCAACATGGACTTCATTGGTATCAGTCAGACCATCGGACGTTGCATCCGTCTGCATCACGATGATGCCAAAGGTATGCGCGATGGACGTATCGAACCTGGCAACCTCAGTCAGTATAGCAAATCGTTCGGTCTGGTTTGTATTCCTGTGTATTCTAAGGTTGGTATTGCTACTGCTCGCAGTGTGCAGTCAGTTGTTGACACTATCTTCGAGAAGGGAGAACCTGCCATCAGCACCGTTCGCAGGTGAGTCTCACTGAGAACCCAGTCACAGTCAGGGGTCAAACCCTGATTTTTCTGCAATTTCATGTCACGGACCCTATGGGTCATCTACCGCAACAAAAATCACGATTTATCTCAAAGTACAATGAAAGAAGGATTTATTATCGGCAAAGGTGAATACTCTGCTATTCCATTTGGCAATCAACTGATGGTGATTCATAATGGACAGCAACTCAAAGTGTGCAGAACCGAATCATCAGCCAGAAACTTCATAGATGCTCATAAAAAAGGTAAGTCATTAGGAAAACTTCCTATCAAATAAAGTTACTCACCTTCAAAGTGTCCTAGTATTACAATCACAACTCTCATGTCAACTTACCGATTCAACGGTGGTATTCAATCTGGAACAGTGGCAACTGATGCTCGTGCTCGCAAACTTGATGAGCAATGTAAGCATCTGAAAGAAGATTTGTATTCTGCATTGAAAGAAACCCACCCCAAACTTACTCTGCAGAAGAAACTCACCAAGGCACAAATCCCTGGTGGTAAAGGTGCCTGCGAACCTGATGGTGGGGCATGGTTCTATGATGGTGTGCTGATTGCTGTCTTTGAGGGTAAGAAACAGCAGGATCGTGGTAATGCGATTGAGCGATGGTTTAAGAATAACTTTATTGCTCGTAAGGTCAATCCTGAGGTCTCTTATGTTACCTTCTGTACTGGTGAAGGTGCATACGAAGACGGGCAGATTGGTAAGGCATTAAATGTTGCTCACCTGTCTGGATTTAATCAATATAATCCTGGAGACAATAGTGCTTTCTTGAATACAGATTGCTTCACAAAAGAGGAGATTGGTGCTATAATGGTTGAAGTAATCTCTGAACGTATTAACACTCTGTTCCCTCAATCTGCTGTCTAATCATGCACCAAACTGTTCTTCGCATCAATAAGAAATCTTGGTCTGCTGGTGCAGATTATCATGTAGGAATGAATGGACTTGATGTAACCTTCACTCACAAACCTGGATGGACAATCAAAACCGAAATGATCGTGGACGATAAAGGTCATCCTGGGTTGCGTGTGTGGCATGAAAAAGTTGACAACTGACTCAAATCTGTTATAATTAAACTAACGTTGACTATAACACCCCAAGGCATCCGTGCCAGGTCAACGACAAAAAATAAAGGGGATTTGGATGAAAACTATGTACGACTCATCAAAAGACAATCTGATTCCTATTACTGAGATTGCAAACAATCTAGGCCTTGTTGTTAGAAAGCATGATTTCAGTGAAGAAGAATATATTCCAATCACTATGATTCCTGTTAAAGAGTTATATTCTGATAAAGAGTATCAGAGACTCTTGAACAAGACGATGATCAAGAAAGCAGGAAGATTTGACGGAAGGTTATGTCGTCCTCTTGCAGTGTTCAAACGTCCTGATGGAAAGTTTGCTGTTTCTGATGGACAACACACTTCAACTATTGGGTATCTTTATACAAATCAATCTGGAGACTTGTGTGTACCTTGTCAGGTGATTGTTCACCCAGTAGACAGAACTCTAAAGGAATGTGTTGCTTTTGAAGCAAAGTATTTTGAAGAACTCAACAAGAATCGAACAAATGTTGGTGCAATAGAAACTCTGCGATCTGGCATTGCTTATGGTAACAAAGAAGCACTTGAAACAGAGCAAAAACTTATCACCATGGGAGTTCATATTGAACAAATCGGTGATGTTTATGGATGTGAAGTTTCTGGTCTTACTCGTATTCTTGAAGCATATGGTGTTGGTGATGATCCGAAGTATGCAAAGAAAGCAATTGATACCTACTCCAGGTTAATAGAAGACACAAATGCACCTAACTGGTCAGAAGTTCCTATGTTGGGTTCTCTTATTGCGGGACTTGCAAGAGTATGGTATCTTAGAGCAAATCTAGGTAAAGGTGAAAAGGGATATGTTGTTGAAAAATATCTAACAGAAAGATTGCATAAAACTTCTCCAAAAAGTCTCACTGAAGGAACATCTGGAAACTCGCAATCCCATTTAATTGCAGTTAGAATCATCACTAAGATCAATACTCTCATTGAAGAAGACGTGCTCACAAAAAGAGATGGAACTCCACTCAAGCATCAGATTTCTGAAGGTGAACTTAAAGACTCTGATATAAATGATCCTACTAAAACAAAATGACTAAACCCTTGTTCATCTGGGCAGGTGGTAAAACAAAGGTGCTGAAACATTATGCACCTTTCTTGCCACCTTCCTCTTCTTTTTCTAACTACTACGAACCATTCTTTGGTGGTGGTGCAGTGTTTGTGCATGTAATGAACACCTATAAACCACAAAATGTGGTCATTAACGACATCAACTCAGACATCATTTCAATCTATCGTTGTATCAAAGAGAACTACGATGAGTTCACTGAACGTCTGAATGATTTGGAGAGTCAGTATATCCTACTGGATAAGATAGATCGTAAGAAACTGTACTTTGATGTTAGACACCAACATGCTTATGATTATGAGAGTTGGTCTAAACCATTTGAGTCTGCTACATTATACTTCTTGATGAAGACTGGGTTTAATGGTATCTACCAACTCAATCAAAATACTAATGGGAGGTATGGAACACCTGCGGGATTGTTGAATCAAAAAGATACAGTCTACGATCGTCAGGTGCTGCTGTGGTGGAAGAATGCACTGCAGAATGTTACCATTACCTCGGGAGATTGGTCTGCTGCAGTGAATGATGACCCTGATGGTTTCTTCTTCTTTGATCCTCCTTATCGTGATAGTTTTGCTGATTATGGGAATGGATTTGGTGATGAATCTCTGCTCAAACTGATTGACTTTTGTGATCGGCAGAATAAAGTATTCTTAGCAAATCGTGCAGATGATGATTGGTTTGATGGTAAATGCAAATCCTTGAGTACACATTACTTCGACATTACCTATACCGCAGGAAGACGTAAAAAGAATGCTGATGGTACTTTTGAGGCAAAGAAAGCAAGAGAGATTCTACTCTACAAGATCAATTAAAGTTACTCACCTCTAAAGTGTTCTAGTAGTATGATCAAGCAACCGATGCAGAACAAACATCTAGAGCATCCTGAGGATGAGATTCTGACTGGTAATCTGTCTGTTCTCGATTGGTTTTCTGCAGACTCCACCATCAGTGTGAAGATGGATGGTGCTCCTGCTATTGTGTGGGGTCGCAATCCTGCTAATGGTAAGTTCTTTGTGGGCACTAAAAGTGTCTTCAACAAAGTAAAAATCAAGATCAATCATTCCCATGAAGAAATTGATGCGAACCATGATGGTAAAGTTGCGGATGTTTTGCATTTGTGCTTTGATCATCTTCCTCGCACAAATGCTATCTACCAAGGTGATTTTATTGGTGCTGGGGGCAGTGATACTTACCGTCCCAACACGATTACTTACAAGTTCCCTGAGGTAATCACTCAGGATCTTATCATCGCACCCCATACAGTTTATGGTGGTGGTGATGATCTCCGTAATGTATCTGCTGCTCCTTTGCGCAGCAAACTCATCAGCACTAAGCATTGTTTGTTTGTGCAACCCAAAGCATCTATCTGCCCCTATCGTGAGGACATTGAAGACGTTTGTAAGTTTGCAAAGCAAATGAGCACTCTTTGCGAGTTTGTAGATGTAAAACAAGCAGCAAAACTCAAAAAAGTCATCAATTCCTACATTCGTGAGGGTAAGGAGGTCTGCGAGCATGAAATCGCAGAAAATTACGATGTTGACATCAACCTGCTGCGTTTGTGGAAGTTGGTTGCATCTATCAAGATGGATTTGTTCTTCTTCATTGATGCTGACGACAGTATTTCATGTGAGATTGATGGGAGAGAGTCTGTTCACGAGGGTTTTGTAATGAATAATCGTTATGGAACTTACAAAGTCGTTGATCGTGCAGAGTTTAGCAGACTGAACTTCACTCTTGAGAAAAGTTGGGGTTGATTAAAGTTACTCACCTCTAAAGTGTCCTAAGAGTATGAGCAACAACACAATGCAAGCACAAGCACAACAAACTATCGCAGAGAATGTTCTCAAGAATACTCTGCTACTGATTGCAGCATTGAAAGACAACTATCGTCAATATGCTATTCGTGGTCACAAACAATCTCTGAATCGTTTTGATGCAACTCCTGGGTATCATCAGCAGAAGATTGATGAACTCAAGTCTGGCAAGTGTGACATTGATTATCAGGTAGAAACTGGTAAAAAGTATCACAAAGTCATTTTTGTTGATGGTGGCGGTTCCCGCAGCGTTCACTGCTTTATTGACAAGAACACTGGCGAAGTGTATAAGTCTGCCACTTGGAAAT